AATCGTATGTGCATTGTGAGGAGTTTCGTGATGCAGTTTACAATTTCTTGTATGAAGCAGAACTCTATGTTACAGAGAATAAATGTTCAGAGATTCAAAAGGAGTTCGAGTTTAAAGATGGTGAGGACCCGTTTGAAAAGACAGATGAAGCTGCTGAAGCAATGAATGAGAGTGAAGATAATGAGGTATTCTCAACTGTTGAACATCAAGAATTAGTATTAGAACCTGCTTCATGAAACCAATCTATGTGACTAAGACGCCAAATCTGTACCGGATTCAGTTCGAGTATCACCCAAAGTTGGTCGAGGTCATAAAGATGATACCAAGTAAGCCACGCTACGACGGGACAGACCGGGCGTGGCTTGTTAGTATCAATGATGCGCGTTATCCTGTTGGACGTGATGCCAATTGGTATGTGAGAGCTTTTTCGCAATGGGCTGTTCAAATGCGTTTCTGTTCTACTGTTAAGGAACGTGAGGTTACTGAAGATATTAATTATGATATTCCTCCGATGAAACCTTTTGTCGGTGAACACTATATGTTACTTCAACCTTACGAGTATCAACTTGAGGGAGTCCAGTATGCAATAGAGCACAAACGCTGTTTTTTCGGAGACCAGCCCGGGTTAGGTAAAACGTTGCAAGCTATATGTGCAGTTGTTAAGGCACATAAGGAAGCGCCTATATACGGTGAATCTTTTCCTGTACTTGTAATTTGCCCTGCTGCATTGAAAGTCAACTGGCAACGTGAATTCAAGAAATTCGCAGGGATTAACGCCATTATACTTGATGACAGAAACCGCCAGTCCTGGCAATCTTTTTATGAGTGTAAGAAGTCTGATGGCAGCCCACTTTGTGAGGTATTCATTACGAATTATGAATCACTGAATAAGTTTTTTGTGAGGTCTGTAAATAAGGAATCCAAGTTCACAATGAAAAGTATTGCTTTCGATCAGCGTGTTTCTTTGTTCAGGTCTGTTATCATTGACGAATCTCACAAATGTAAATCAAGTAAGACACAGCAAGGAAAGTTTGTAGAAGGTATCTGCAAAGGAAAACGGTATGTATTCGCATTGACCGGTACTCCTGTTGTCAACAATAATACAGACTTGATACAACAGCTAAAAATATTAGGTCGATTAGAGGACTTTGGAGGATATAGCCGGTATGTTGAAAGATATTGCGATGGTCCCAAACAGGCATCCAACGTTAAAGAACTGAATTGGCGGTTATGGAATACTTGTTTCTTCCGTCGTGAGAAGTCAAAGGTACTTACACAACTTCCGGACAAGACTCGCCAATACTTGACAGTTGATATCACTACCACCAAAGAGTATAAGGCTGCCGAAGCTGATATGGTGAAATACTTGAAGAAGTACAAGAATGCTTCGGACGCACAAGTGCAGAAGTCCATGAATGGTGCTGTTATGGTGCAGATGCAGCTTTTAAAACAAATATCAGCAAGGGGAAAAATCAAGGCTGTTTGTGAATTTGTGCATGATGTTATTGACGGGGGTGAGAAACTTATTCTGTTTGGTTACTTGAAAGAAGTTATAGCGGAATTGAAAAAGGAGTTTCCTAAAGCTGTAACGGTAACAGGTTCCGATAATGTCAACCAAAAACAATATGCTGTCGATTCTTTTCAAAATAATCCCGATTGCAAGCTGATTATTTTGAACTTCAAATCGGGCGGTACCGGGCTTACTTTGACGGCTGCCAGTCGAGTAGCATTTATTGAATTCCCATGGACGTTCAGTGATTGTGAACAGGCAGAGGATAGAGCGCACCGTAACGGTCAAAAGAACAACGTTAACTGCTATTACTTTTTAGGCAAAGATACTATTGACAAGTATATGTATGATGTGATTCAAACAAAGAAGAACATTGCCAATGGTGTTACCGGTACGGACGATCAAGTAGAAGAGAATATGGTGAATCTTGCAATGGACTTGTTTAGGGATAAATTATGAAGCCATTTAGATTAGTTATAAATGGGCAGAAAACTCATATTCAGGAATACAAGAAAGAAATGTTGTTCGGTCCTGAATGGGAAACCATAATATCCTTTGTCGGTTGCAAGAACAGGTGTAAACAAATCGTTGACCTTCTAAATGAATGTGCAACGATTTCAAAAAACAAGCAGAAAAATGACTGAAGAAGATATTCGTAAATTGGAGGTGAAATATTCTGAAACTAAGATACAACACATTTGTGTAACTTGGTTCAGAGAAACGTTTCCCAATGTAGGCCCTTTACTCTTTGCTATACCAAACGGCGGCGTCAGGACAAAGAAAAGCGGTGCTATGCGTAAATATGAAGGTGCCATCGCTGGTGTTGCTGACTTGATTCTGCTTTTTCCTCGCGGTGGTAAGAGCAGTCTTTGCATAGAGATGAAAACTCCACATGTAAAAGGTAAACGTGCCGGAACGCAGTCTGATGAGCAAAAAGAGTGGCAGGCTTTAGTTGAGAAATATGGTAGTGTATATGTCGTTTGTCATGGGTTGATTGAGTTCATTAATAGCGTTTGCTATTATCTGAAAGCTGACCCTCAACCTTATATAAACAATGTCTTACGGAATTATTATAAATTGATATGACTTATATTGAACTTATCAATAGGTTTTGGGAACTTGACGAAAGCTGGCAATTTTCCTGCTGTGAAACGAGGCTTTATTTTTACTTGCTAAAAATTGCGAATCGTTTAGGCTGGGAGGATAACTGGACACGTAGTGATACAAAGGTGTCATCTGACGTGGGAGTGTCTGTAAAAGTATTCAAGTCCGCCCGAAATAGATTAGTTCAAGCAGGTCTTATTGAATGTAAACAAGGTAATGGAAGAGGCAATAAATCAACGTATTCTATAAAAGGTGTACACAAAGGTATGCAAAATATACCACCTTTACGGCATCCTTTAGGTACACCTTTAGGGTATCCTTTAGGTGCACCTTTTCAAGAAAGCTCCCCCATACCCCCTAAAGAAGAATATAAGACAGAGAAAAAGACAAAGAAAGAACCCCCTAAAGGGGGTAAGAAAGAAAGTAGCTCTGGCGAGCTTTTTCCACCCTCTAAACCGGAGAAACCTAAAAGAGTCGCAAAAGAATTTATTGTTCCTACGCTTGATGAGGTTATCCAACACTTCATCAAGCAAAATGCTCCGGAACGTTTAGATGATTGGCAAGAGCAAGCAGAAATATTCTTTAATCACTTTGACTCGATAGGGTGGAAGAATGCCAATGGAGTGAAAATTGAACGGTGGGATTCCAAAGCAAACCTTTGGATACTGGATCGCATACGTGAAAATCGAAAAAATGAATTAGACCATGACGGAAGAGGAAAAGAATCTATCAAGCAAGCTTCAAAATTTGATGGAGAAGGAAGCCGGCAAGCGCAAGCTGACGCTCCAACAGATAGAGAATCTGATACAAAGGCACAAAGAAAGTATTCAGAACGTTTCTGAATATGACTTAACTGATACGCAAGAGTATTACAGCCATTGGAATTTAATTTCTAACCTTGGTACGGATTATACGGAACGGGAGTTTAGAAAATTTGATGTTGATGATAACAACTCTAAACTAATTCAGTTTCTTCTGTACTATTTCAACGGATGTCGGTATGCTCAAAATGTGTTTCCGGAAGAGAATTACAAGGTTCATAAGAATCTTTTGCTTGTTGGTGAACCTGGCACCGGGAAAACAATGTTGATGCAGATTTTTGCAGATTATTTGAAACTTACTTGTAACCCCAATGCTTTTGAAAACTTGTCTGTTACTCAAATGATGAATTATTATAAAATCCATGGGCATATTGACTTGTACACTTACAATGAGAATCAATCCAAAGGATTTAAGCCAAATCCTTTTAATATCTGCTTGAATGATATCGGTCTGGAAACGGAAAATCAAAAATCGTATGGTACCAGCCTCGATTCAGTTATTGATGAATTTCTTTATGCCCGGTATGAGATTTTTCAGCAATACGGCAAGAAGTATCATATAACATCGAATCTTGGCATAGCCGAATTTAAGAAACGTTTTGGGCCAAGATTAGTGGATCGCTTTAAAACGTTTAATGTTCTCCCCCTGTGTGGCGAGAGCCGTAGAATATAGCTACTATGAAAGTTATAATTTACTGGGTTACTAAAGATCCGGATAAAATTGCTCGTATCAGAGAGCGTTTCGGTATTGGAACTTATCGAAGTGTGAACGGTGAAACTCCTGCTGAAATACGAGAAGAAGATATGGAACTTCTTCGGGAAACTGAAAGAAGAGGATTTATTCAAATACGTAATAAACCTCAATGAAAATGGCGCTAAAATGGCGAAGCATCTGTTTGCATAACTTGTCATTTTACGATAACTTTACTGATGTAATAAACTAAAAGTCAAACCAATATAATTAAATTATGGAAGTACAAAACATTAGAATTGACCTTATCAGTCCTTCTCCTTTGAATCCGAGAAAGACTTTTGATGAAGCAGCTCTTGAAGAGCTTGCAAGCAACATTGAAAAGCAAGGTTTATTGCAACCTATCACTGTCAGAGTTGCTAAATCCGAGGAGATGACTAACCTAGAAACCGGAGATGTTACCCCATTACCTTACACATACGAAATTGTTTGCGGTGAGCGTCGTTTCCGGGCTGTGTCACTTTTGAAAGCAAAGGAAGATGAAGCGAATGTTGCAAAAATCAAAGCCCATCGAAAAAAGTCGGAAAAATTTCAGACAATATCCTGCATTGTCAGAGAAATGACAGATGATGAGGCTTTTGAAGCGATGATTACCGAGAATCTTCAAAGAAAAGATGTTGATCCCATCGAAGAAGCTTTTGCCTTTGCGCAGTTGGCTGAAAAAGGACGAACTTTGGAAGATATCGCTCTTAAAATAGGAAAGTCTACCCGGTTTGTTTTTGACCGTATTAAATTAAATTCTCTTATTCCTGAACTAAAAGAGCGGGTAAGAAATGGAGATATACCATTGTCCGGTGCTATGATTCTTTCTAAATTGGATGAAGATACTCAAAAAGAGTTTCATGAGGAGGAGGAAGAACAATGTACTACTGCTATGATTCGAGAATTTGTGAGTAATTCTTTCATGGAGCTTGGTAACGCACCTTGGATTAAAGATGATTCCGATAATTGGGAAAATACTGATATTAAATCATGTTCTCAATGTGAGAATAATACGTGTAATCATGGTTGTTTGTTCTATGAAATGAATAGTAAGGATGCTAGATGTATCAATGCTGCTTGCTATGAGAAAAAACAGATTGCTTATGTGACGCGGAAAATTCAACTAGAATATGAACATCTTGTTAAAGTTGGCGAACCTCTTTCATTTGGAAAAACAATAATTATCGCTAGACGTCCCGATACATATTGGGGAGAAGATAGAAAGGTTTTCTATGAAAAAACTTTGGAAGCTGTTAAACAACTTGGATTTGAAATAGTTGATCCTGATGAAATCTTTAGATGTAAGTGCTGGTATTCAGAAGATGATGAACGCACTTTGAAAATGCTTGAAGATGGAGAAGTTTATCGTTGTCTTTCATTTTTTGGACATTATTCTCCCGAATTTAACGTTAGTTTCTATTATGTTAGAAAAGAAACGGCTTCCTCTACTTCCGCCGTTGCCGATCTAAAAGAGATAGAAAGGGAAAAAATAAACGCCCAATTAAAAAGAGCGAAGGATATAGTCAAGGAGAAGTCTGCTGAAGAAATGCGCAAGTGGGCGCAAGAGAAAACATATTATCAGAGAACAAAAGAATTCTCTGAAAATGAACAACTTGTTTTTGATGTGCTGGTTCTTAGCGGTTGTAGCAGTACTTATCTTGAAAAACTGAATTTGAAAAAATGGAATGGTGAGAGTGATTTTGTAAATTATGTCAAGAACAACCAAGCTGACCGACACCAATGGTATAGAGCCTTTATTGCTGAATGCTTATCATCGAATAATGTGAATTTCTACTCCTATTTGCAAAAGTGTCAGAAAATCCTTTTTGCAGAACAATATCCGGATGATTTCAAAGCACTCTCTAAGAAACTTGCGGATTCATATGATAAGAAAGAAAAGAAGCTCAAAGAAAGACTGAAAGAACTAAATAACGATAACACAGAGGAAGCCTAGTGGTTTCCTCTCTTTATTGACGCACTTATGAAAACGTGGACTGACGAACAACTTGCTATACTTGACAGTGAGTACCCGACTGCTGATTTAAAAGAACTTGCTAGGCGTCTTGATAAAACACTTAGTGCTGTTAAAACAAAGGCCTTGATTCGAAAACTTAGGCGCTCTCCGAGAATCTCGTTTTGGAATAGTGAGAGACTTGATAAATTGAAAAAGTTGTATCCCAATCATACTAATGAGGAAATAGCACAGATATTAGGTATCACTTATTCTGCTGTAAATGGAATTGCATTTAAATTACGGCTCTTTAAATCTAAAGAATTTAAATTTCAATGCGCTTCTAAAAGCTTCTTTCCTAAAGGCCACCAACCGATGAACAAGGGACGTAAGCAAACGGAATATATGTCAGAGGAACAATTAGCAAAAACGAAAGCTACTCAATTTAAGAAAGGACATATCCCAAAAAATCATAAACCAGTCGGTTATGAACGCATAACTCGTGACGGTTACATTGAAGTGAAAACTGCCGAACCGAATGTCTTTGAACTTAAACATCGGCTTGTATGGATTGAGCATAATGGAGAAATCCCCCCTGGTTATAATATTCAGTTTAAGGATGGCAATAGGCAAAACGTTTCCATTGAGAACCTTTACATGATTAGTCGTTCTGAACAATTAAAAAAAGAGAATTCTTTGTATGCCCGATATCCGGAAGATGTTCAGTACCTAATCAAGCTAAAAGGAGCTTTGAATAGACAAATTAATAAAGCAACAAAAAAGAATGAATCATGACTGATGGAGCAATAGATAGATTGAAAGAAATGGTTAATAAACCATTCCTTTATCAGAATGAAGAAGTTGTAATTCTCAATTACTGTGACGGTACCGGTGATGATGGTACCGAAGTTGAGATATACTTGAATAATGGCAAAGTGTTAGTGTTTAGTATGTTTGATTTGGCTTCCAAGTTGAACCGTTTCCGGCCAATAACAAATACTGTTGTCGTGTTGGCAAATGAACGGTTGAATAAGGTGTCTACAGTGAACCCTACCATTTTACAAGATTTGAGGAATTTGGTTCTTCAACAAATTAAGGATGTGAAAGAAGATCCTAGTAAAGTGAGCCAAGCAAAACAAGTTTTCCAAGGGGTTAATACCGTAATCAATCTTGCCAAAACAGAATTGGAATACAGGAAGTATTTGGATACAACAGACCCTCAAAATAAATAATTAGTATGCTGATAGGTAAAGAATATGTTCATTGGTTTCGCATCAGAGACCAACCTAATAGAATCGTGTGAGATTATTCATAGTCTAACAATTTAACCCGATCGATATGATAACATTGAATAGGTTTGCCCAGAGATGCTTGAATATCATGAGGAAGCGCTTTAAGATGAATGAGCATAGCTCAAGAAAAGCGTTTAGCATAAGAATTGAAGCCGTTTGGAGAAAATTCGATATTGCTTCTAAATATAGGAGTGATAATCTTCCTAAATATTCGGAAGATGAAGAATTAGCAGCCGAGATGATAATTTACCTTGTTGCCTATTTAAAAAGATTTGGTTGTGAGGACATTGAACAGCTTATCAAAGATAAGATAGAGTTCGATGATAGAAAAAATGATTAGGTGTTGTTACTGACTGTTTGTGTTGTTGATTTTGTGTTGTTGATTTTAATATAGTTAGTTATGACAGAGATTATTCAAGTCTGCCTACTTGATTTTAATAAGGGGCAGCTCACGGGATTGCCGAAAAATCCACGTTTTTTTCGTGATTACCGCTTTGAAGCGATGAAGAAAAGCATTCAGGATTCGCCAGAGATGCTTGAGCTTCGAGAACTTATAGTTTTTCCCTACAATGATGGCAGATATATTGTTGTTTGTGGTAATTTACGTTTGCGAGCTTGCAAGGAGTTAGGTTATAAAGAACTGCCTTGTAAAATTCTGGCACCTGATACCCCCGTTAAGAAGTTGAGGGAATATGCCACTAAAGATAATGTCAATTTTGGTGAGAATGATTTGGACGTTATGGAAAACGAGTGGAATAAGGCGGAACTCCAAGATTGGGGCATCGAATTTGCCCCGGAGAAGAAAGAGGATGAATTTAAAGAGCGCTTCGATGCCATCACGGATGATACAGCCATTTATCCTCTCATTCCAAAGTATGACGAAAAACATGAGTTGTTTATCATCACCTCAAGTAATGAGGTAGATAGCAACTGGCTTCGTGAAAGGCTGGACATGCAGCACATGAAGTCGTACAAAACCGGGAAAATAAGTAAATCCAATGTAATTGATATAAAAGACGTTCGCCATGCCCTGCAAGATAGTAATACCAAGTCATAAACGCCATGACCGGGTGTTCGCTAAAAAGTTGGTGAACGATCCTATCATTTGCGTTGCTGAAAGTCAAGCTGACTTATATCAACAATTTAACCCGGAATGTGAAATTGTTACTCATCCTGACGACGTTATGGGCCTCATCCCGAAACGTAACTGGATGGCAAAGCATTTTGGAGAACTTTTCATGCTTGATGATGATGTCCATGCCTGCAAACCTATTTATGTGGAAAAAGGAGAACCTAGCCGGATAAAGGATAAAGATAAGATAACCAATATCATTCAGTCATTATTTGAGATGGCCAGTATGATGGATGTACATCTGTTTGGCTTCACCGCTCGGATATCGCCGGTAATGTATGATGAATCCGCTTTTCTTTCTCTTTCGAAAATGATAACCGGTTGCAGTTATGGAGTAATCTATAACAAAAACACTTGGTGGAATGAGGAAATACGTTTGAAGGAAGATTTTTGGATTTCTTGTTACATGAAGTACAAAGAACGTAAGGTTTTAACCGATTTGCGGTATAATTTTGAGCAAAAGAACACTTTTGTAAACGCTGGTGGGCTTGCTTCTATAAGGAATCAGGAAGAGGAACGTAAATCTATCCTCTTTATCAAAAAGAATTTTGGTGATAGTATTTTGCTAAAGAGTGCAACCACTAATGGGAAAGACAAAACAAAGCAGCTCGTTCAATATAATATATCATGCAAATTCAAATTCTAATAGTCTGTAAAAAAGGCGTTTAAATGGCGTCCATTCTGTTTGTCATATTCGCCTTTTTTAGCTAATTTTACTGATGTAATGAACTAAAAGTCAAACCATTAAATTAGAATTATGATTATAAGAACAGTTTGCGGATATGATTTCTTTGAGGTGAGTTCTGCAATGCAGAAAGCCATCAGGCGAGCCGACACCGGGGTAGCCGGCTTTTTTGCATTGGAACTTTGGGCGAGTGGGTACCGCGACTATGTGTGGAAGCGTCTGTTTACCATTAGTGCTGAAGACTGCTTTGGAATCATTACGAAAGAGATAGAAGCATTATGGCAGGGGCATGAGCTGGTAAACAAGACTGCTACTGAACCCAAAGGGAGGATATTTGTCAGTAAAGCTGTCATTCTCCTTTGTGAATGTAGAAAGAATCGTGATGCGGATCATTTGCAAAACTTCATTTATGATAGAAAGGATATTGATATAGAAAAGTGGATAAATGATGTCAGGCGTTATCCTATTCCTATTCCAGACTACACTTTCGATGTACATACACGAAAGGGTAAAAAACATGGGAGAACCAAAGAAGAATTCTTTCGGGAAGAATACAAGGCGTTACAACCTCGTGTTCCTGGTTTATTCGATGATTTGGTTCAATCCAGTCAACCAAAGTTATTTAATGATGAAACCACGGCTAAGTAGCTGTGGTTTCTCATTTTTCATATAAGTCAAACCAATTTAATTAAGAAAATGAACACGTATTACAAATTTGCGCCAAATGTATTTTTGGCAAAGTGTGATGAGAAGCATGAAAAAGGTGAAACTATTGAGGTTACCACCAAGTACGGTAAGGAGAACGAAAGTATAGTATTTAATCTAATCTTCGAGAAAGATGGATTTTACTATTACTCCATTGTTAGAGCTGACGGCTTTAATGCTCAAGAATGGGCGAAGCGACGAGCGGAACGTCGTAGGAAATGGGCTGCATCTGCTGTACAGAGAAGTAATGAATACTATAATAAGTCCAACAAAGATAAAGATTTTCTTTCCCTTGGTGAACCTATAAAAGTAGGACATCATAGCGAAAAGCGACATAGAAAAGCGATAGACGATGCTTGGAACAATATGGGTAAAAGTGTTCAGTTTGACGAAAAAGCAGCAGAACACGAAAGTAAAGCAGAATATTGGGATAAGAGAGCTAATACCATAAATTTGTCAATGCCTGAAAGCATAGATTTCTATGAGCATAAATTAGAAGTCGCAAAGGAGTATCATGCAGGTGTCAAATCTGGGAAGTATCCACGTATGCACTCTTACACTTTAACTTATGCTAAGAAAGATGTAAACGAAGCTCAAAAGAATTATGACCTTGCAGTAAAGCTGTGGGGCGATGTTTAATAATCTGTAGTATCTCAAATAATTTACTATGAGAGAATTATCAAAAGAAACCTCATTACAAAGGGTAATGAGGGCTTCAGGTCGTGTACCTGTACAATGCTCATGCAGTGTTTGTAAACAACAATGTCATACGCCATGTTTAGGTACTCCTGATGATATTGAACGAATTATTGATGCAGGTTATGCCGACAGGTTAGCACTGACGAACTGGGCTGCTGGTATATTCTTAGGGGTTATTAATATTGCTATTCCGATGATTCAGCCCGTTGCTGGTAAGGAGTATTGTGCTTTTTTCGAGAATGGACTGTGTATCTTACATGATAAGGGTTTGAAGCCCACTGAAGGACGTTTGTCTCATCACACAGTCAGGAAGGATAACTTCAATCCTGCTATGAGTATTGCTTGGAACGTTGCAAAAGAATGGCTGATGCCGGAGAATGAGGATGTACTTTCTCGTGTAGTAAATAAATTCTTGAATGCGAGGAAGCCATGAATGTGTGTCAATCAATACCTCGTAGAGATTGTAAGGTGTTTGCTAAATGTGGAGCAAAATCCTTATCACATTGCCGGCGGCACCGCGAAACTGATGAGAAGTGTAAAAGTTGTACTCTAATTCGTCGTAAGCCGCGTAATCGGATTATAGATGATTCAGGACGTGAAATGAAAAGATGTACCCATTGTGGAAATTACTTCTACTTGAACCGGTTCTACAATCGTATAGTGGTGAGAAAAGGTAAGGAATATCATTTGTTGACTTCCTGGTGCCGTATGTGTATGTCACAGATTAATAATCAGAGGGCAAAGAAGAAAAAGTGACTTGTCTATTAAATTTTTTGTATGAAATATTATGCTTCAGTCAGCTTTGGAAAGGATTCCTTGGCAATGCTTTTCATGCTAATAGATAAAGGA